GCGAACACCTGCACCTAAAAAAGATGCTTAAGCTACTACCGCCCGCCTCACCTATAAGCAGTAACGAATACTGTGTGTGTGAAGGTGAACGAGTTATAGCGTTCGCAGAAAAACTTATAACACAATCTAAGGGCAGATGGGCGGGTAAACCGATCGTTCTTGAGGATTGGCAGCGGGAAATAATCCTAGAAATCTTTCTGAGATATTTTGATTCAGACCGCCGCGTCTATAAAGAAGCCCTGTTAGGTGTACCACGCAAAAATGGCAAGTCAACGCTATGCGCAGTATTTGTTCTTTATATGCTGATCGGTACAGATGAAGCGGGTGCTGAGATCTATTCGGTGGCGGCGGCACGTGAACAGGCACGCATCGTTTTCAATCAAGCCCGCGAGTACATAAATGCGGACAGTCAAGGCGGCGCGCTACTACGTGCGTTAGGTCTAAAAGGTTTCCGCAACGTTATCAACCAGACCGTTAACGGGCGGCTAAAAGGTACATATATTCCGCTCTCTTCAGATGCAGGTTTACAACACGGCTTGAATCCGTCAGGTGTAATTATTGACGAACTACACGCCCATAAGAATCGTGAGATGTACGATGCGATGGTAACGGGTATGCTTGCCCGTGAAGAGCCTCTAGTAATCAGTATCACCACCGCAGGTATGAGCAAAAAAACGTTCTGTTTTGATATGTACCAAGCGGGTAAAAAACTTGAAGCGCAGGGGCTTGAGGCGATGCGTGAGGCAGGTTTCTTTTTTAGGTGGTACTCGACAGACAAACCAGCAAAAGACCGTACCGGCTGGATGGAGGCGAACCCGTCAAGTTGGATCGATGTTAAAGCCTTACAAGCCGATTACGAGAAGTTACCGGAATATGTTTTCAAACGGTGGCATCTTAACCAGTGGACAGAGGCTCTAGAAAGTTGGCTACCGGTTGGTGTATGGGACGACGCAGCCGATAAACTCTTGACTATTCCTGAAGGATCAGACGTTACTTTAGGTGTCGATCTGGGTTTAAAATATGATAGTTCGGCAATAGTGATAGCGTACGCGCCACCACAGGGCACTAAAGATAAAGACGCGCCCCCGATGCTTTGGATCAAAGCCAAAATCTTTGACGCACCTAATGACGGTACAAGCCTCGATATTACAATAATCGAACAGGCGATCCGTGACCTTGCCGGTAAATATAACGTTGTTTCAGTCGCATATGATGCGTGGAACTTTGCAGCGAGTGCACAACAGCTAGAATCTGAAGGCTTACTGATGGTCGAGTTTCCTTTAACTAATGCCCGTACCGTGCCCGCGTCGGCAGCGTTGTATGAGGCAATTATTAACGGTAGGTTAAAACATGACGGTGATAAAGTTCTAGCTGAGCATGTAGCGAATGGTGTCACCCGTCACACCGACCGAGGCTGGCGGCTTGCTAAAACAAGTAAAGCAGGTAAGATTGATGCACTGATAGCCATGATGATGGCGTGTTACGAAGCTAACCAGAATGAGAAAGGCGGCGGTTTCTACTTTGAGACGATTACTTACTAAACGTAAACAGCTAACAGAACTAGTCGAATTAGCTGTAATCACTACAGAGGATCAGACCTTTAGAGGCTTAGGGCTAATACCTGAACAGATCAGCACCGACAGTTTTCTTGAGCTACGTTTAACACATCTAATAGGACAGACGACAGAGGCGACCGCCTCTATAGATGGTATCGTCTATATACCAGTATCTAAGATTTTGTTTATTCAAAAACTTTCGGCAGTACCTAACGATAACTTAACGACTAGAATATCTGCACATGAAAATTATCAGTCAGGGTAAAAATAAGTTAGTGTCGAGCAGGTCGGCAACTTATCTAGCACCCGAGGGCGCACCGGCGGTTAGACCTAACCGCGCATGGTCTAACTACTTTGAATCAGTCACCGGCGGTAAAGGCTACGAGGCTATACCGGCAGCGTTGAAAGCAGTCACGTTAATTACCGAAACTATTGCAGCGATGCCACTCGATCTTTTATCGGTTGACGGTGATAAACCAAGTGAAAAACTTGACGCTTACCAAGAGGGCAGCGAGGCGAGGCTATTAAGATTTTCCCCTAGTCCAGACCAGACCGGCGCAGAGTTCTGGCAAGTAGTGATTCTAGAGATGATTACCAACGGCGGCGCACTAATTTATAAATCATTTAACCGCCACAATAAGGTAATACGCCTTGACATTCTAGACTCTTCAGACCTGCAAGTCACCACAGAAAACGGTGAAGTTGTCTACTATCTAAAAGGCTTAGGCACTAGAGAACGGTTAGACAAAGCGAAGGTTTTGTATATACCTAACCGGCTTAAAGGCGGCAACCCGCAGGGGTTTTCACCGGTCGCGTTATCACGTAACACGATCCGTGAGATTATCGAGCTCTCTACATTCAGCCGAAATTTTTACGGCAGGGCAGCGTTACCTTCAGGCGTAGTTACATTACAAGGAGCTAGAGAGGAAGAGGTAAAGGCTTTCAAACGTGAGTGGGAAACTAAAGCAGAGGGATCAGGAAATTCAGGCTTTACCATGTTCAGTAATGGGGACGTAAAATTTACCGGCGCGGCAGGATCACTCAGAGATCAACAATTTGCGGAGCTAAAAGAAATGAACGTAGCTGATGTAGCACGCATCTTTAACATGCCTTATGACCTACTCGCAGGCGAGAGCGTACAGCTAGACAGTGAAGAGCAAAGTAACCGGTTCCTAACCCTAACGTTGCAGCCGTACATTACTCGAATTGAGCAGCGGCTAGGTACAGATCAACACCTATGTATAGGCAGTAAACCAAAATTCCGTACCGGACACGTTCAACGCGCTAACCTTACAGCCCGATTTGGTGGCTACACGCAGGCACGGCAAGCAGGCTGGATCACCATAAACGAAATACGTGAAGCTGAAGGGTTACCACCTGTAGAAGGTGGCGACACTATCCAACAAACACCGGTCGGTGGTGCACCTAATCAACTAGCCGACACGACCGGCAACGTGTAATATAATAGATAAAGGTATGCAATATCAGATTATAAAACGGGAATTAGTCGATAAGCGTGAGCGTATCGAGCTACGTAATGCTGAGGCGGCATCTACCGTAACCGTTGAGATGCCACAAAAACGGTCACTCACAATACCTATAAGCACAGATACAGACATACGCGCAACGCTAAAAGTAGAAGGCTACGCCGCAGTATTTGAATCACCTTCACAAGATCTTTACGGATGGGAAGGCGACGGCTTTACCGAGATCATTAAACGCGGTGCGTTCCGAAAAGTCCTTAGCCAAAAACCCGACGTTGTTTTTAACTTTAACCATGACGACAGTAAGATCCTTGCCCGTACAATCTCCGGCACGCTAAAACTAGAAGAGGATCCCAAAGGCTTAAAAGTTGAAGCGACGTTACCAGCGACGCAACTAGGGAAAGACATAGCCGAGCTAATCTACAGAGGCGACCTATCGAGTATGTCATTCTGTTTCAGCACCGGTAAAGACAGTTACGACATTACAGATGATTCAGTAACTAGAACAGTCGAAGAAATCCTTGATCTTTATGATGTGTCGATAGTGACACATCCCGCTTATCTGGACACCACAATTGACGTTGTGGCTGTAGCTGATGAGCAAACTACCGGCAGCGATGATTTATCGCGATCGGTAGACAAAACCACTGTTAATAGCAGTACCAAAAATAAACAACTGCACGCCGCAATCCGGCAAGCTAAAAGTTTAATTCTGGTAGGCGAACGCAGTATTAACCAAAAAACTTACTAAAAGGTAGATCTAAAATGAAGACACTAGAAGAACTAATTGCCGCCGCTAAAGATGCGTTAGCAAAGTATGAGGAAGCCTCAAACGCTCTAGCCGATGCTGTAGCCGCCGCTGAAGGCGTTGAGGATGACGAAGCCGCCTCAGAAGCCGAGCGTAGTATCAGTGAAGCTAGCCAAAAACTTAAGCGTGCAAAACATGCTTTAGAAGTAGCTGAAAATGAGGTAGACCGACGGACAGCAACCGACGCGATCGAGCTTATGGAAAAGCGTTCTAGCAGTCTAAAAGTTGAGGTCGTTTCAGAGGCTAACGTTTACGCAGGTTCCGGCGGGTTCCTGAAGGATCTTTACACGCTACAAAAAGGCGGCGGTGACGAACAGCAAAGAGCTTTTGAGCGTCTAAAAGAATCGACAGCTCAAAGCATCGATTGTTTACAAAAACGGGGCGCGGTCGATAAAGGTAAAAGTTACCGTGATCTTACGACTACGGCAACGGACGGCGGCGATTTTGTGCCACCTTTCCAGATGCTTGATGACTTTATCGGTACACCACTGGAGCCAACTGTAACAGCAGGCTTATTTGTACAGCCACCTATGACTGAGTTCGGTATCAGTATTGATATTCCGGCAGTGTCTACAGGTGCTAGCGCGGCAGCTCAGGTAGACGCTGCGTCTGTATCTGAAACTGATCCTGTGACTACTACTAATAGTTCACCGGTCGCGTCGATCGTTGGACAGGTTGACATGTCAAGGACGTTGTTTGAACGGTCTGCACCGCATGTAGATTCTATGGTTTCTTATGAGCTTCTAAATGCTCATAACATCACCCTTGATACACAGGTACTTTCAGGTACAGGTTTAAACAGTCAGATGACCGGTTTAGCGGCAGTATCGGGATCGATCGCAGTTACTTACACTGACGCGAGCCCGACGGTAGCTGAACTATATCCAAAGCTAGCCGACGCTAAACAGCAGGTACACACAAACACTAAAGCGACAGCTAAAGCGATCGTGGTACATCCGAGACGTTTAGGGTTCCTAGAGGCGGCAGTCGATTCGACCGGTCGTCCGCTATTTATTCCTTACGCGATGGCGGCTCAAAACTCTATCGGTCAGGTAAGTAGTTCATTACAGAACGTAGCTGAACCTGTAGGTAGATTGATCGGTCTTGATGTATATGTTGATCCGAACATTACAATCGTGGCTGGAGCTGGCACGAATGAGGATAAAATTCTTATCCTCAACACGAGCGATATTTGGCTATTCCGTTCAATCCCAACTATCCGACCGTTAATGACCGAGGTACTATCTGGTACCGATCAGGTACGTATGCAGGTACAGAGCTACGCGGCTTTGATGACGCGACGCGCTAAGAGTATCGCTATTATCGGTGGAACCGGTTTAGTAACACCAACTTTCTAGCATTAAGCTAGGCAGGTAGGGGAGTTTGTCCGGTAGCCTAAACCTACCGGACAAACTAAAACTTTTAAAACAAACAAAAAGGTCAAAAGATGTCAAAAAATGAACTAGATTTTCAATTCGATACCGAAGCTGAAAAAGAAAACTATGTCCGTGGGCTAATTCAAGAAGGTGTTTACGCTATGGCTACAGGCAAAGACGAAACGCTTGCAAGTGTCAAACAGCAGTTAGACTCTATCGGTCAACCATATCTACGGGTACTTGTTGAGAAGCGTGAAGAGCTAGAGAAACTTCAGAAAGAAAGCCCGTTACCGCAACGTGCCGCGTCGATCAAGGTACTTACCGATAAAATTAGTGTTTATGCTGATGGTGCTAAAGCTACTAAACCGGCAGCTACACGCGCTGATTCAGCTAAAGCTAAAGCAGAAGCCGACGCTGTGAATGCTGAACTAGAAGCCGCTAAAGCTGAACTAGAAGCTATCCAAGCCGAGTTAGCTGAGGCTAAAACAGGTGCAGAAGGCGAAGCCGATAAGGAACCTGAGACAGCCAAAACACCTGAAGCTAAAACTACCGCAGGTAAAAAATAGATAATGGCTATCGTTGCCACAGCCGTTACAGTTACCACTACCGCAACTGCGCTTGCGGCAGCGGTAACGCCTACAGGCGACACTTTCAGGCGCGGTATCACTATACAGAACCTTGGTGCAGTACCTATCTATATTGGTGGTCTTACAGTTACGGCAGCGACCGGCGTACTAGTAGAACCTTACGGTAGCTTTACAGGCGAATCGGCAGCTAGTGAAGCATGGTATGCAATCACGGCGGGTAGTACCGCTGATGTACGTGTACTTAGCCAAGCAGCGGCGGTAGCTTAGCATGGGTGGACTGCAACGGTTAACGCTTGGAGCTGGCGGCGCGGTACGTGCCTTCGGTGCCGGACAGTCCGGTAAATGGATTGGAGCAAACGGTATCTTTGGTACGGTAGCACCAACTGTTAACAAGCCTTATATATCTATCGTGTCAGCTAACCTACCGGCAACCTACGACACAATCGGCGTATACGTCTCAACAGCAGGCGACGCTAATAGCCTAGCAAGGCTAGGTATCTATAACGTCGATGTTTTTGGTAATATCGGCGAGAAAATTCTTGATGCAGGTACAGTCAGTACAGCCTCAACAGGCAACAAAACGATAGCTATTAGCCAAGTGTTACCAGCTCTTTTTGCTCTGGTATTAGTAATACAGCCGACAGGTGTAGCGACACCAACAACTTACGCGATCGGTGGCGAAGTACCAACTATCCCACAGACAGCGTTAGCTGATGTAGCCCACGCAGGACTAACCGCAGATGATGTTACCGGCGCGTTGCCAACAACCTTAACCAACGTTGTACACTCAACATCTTGGATGGCAAGAACTAAAGTAAAGGTAGCGTAGCTATGAGTATTGATATCGATATAGCCTACAAAGCAGGCGGCAACAACCCTGAAGAGCTAAACAATAATGTACAGTCGATCACTATAACAGACAGGGTTATAATCGATGGTAACCTGTCTGAAACGCTAGTAGCCGAATTCGTTGCCGGTGAAAACGATACCGAAATTACAGACATTCTAGCCAACGGCTGGGATGCGTAGCATCGTTACAGACAGGTAAACTTAGAGCATGGCGGCTCAAGACCTCACAACACTAGCCAACGTCCGGCAGGCGATGCAGCTAGAAACCGGACGCACCGAACCCGATCCGATTATCAGCATGTTTATCACGGTAGCTAGTGACCTTATCCAAGAGCACATCGGTTTAAAAGCCGCGCCTGCTGAAACGGCAGCCACTAAAACTTATGACTGGGACGGGACAGACACCCTATTCAAACTTAAACCCTATGTCTGTAGATCAGTCACGGCAGTAGTTATAGACGGGACAGACACGCTAACACTTAACAGCGGCTACCGCCTCTACCCGCCACAACACAGAGAAAGTATCTACACACACCTTGAGCTGTATGTAACAAGTTCCCTTAGCGGCAACTTTCCCACCCGCCGGATAGCCGTAACCGGTAACTGGGGCTACTCAACAATACCTACAATACTGGAACACGCCGCGCTAACAACAGTAATAATCTGGATGCGCCGCGACGTGTCAGCTTTTACGTCAACATATAACCTAGACGAAGGCAAAGTAGAACGCCCACAGGCGTTACCATCACAGGTTGTTGAGATGCTCAAGTATTACCGAGGCGGCTTTTTTATCTAATGAAAATTACAACTAAAATAACCGGTCTAGATGAACAGATCAAAGCACTAAAAAAAGCTCAAAGAATGGTTACTGCTGAGGCAGGGAAGATCATGCGTAAAACGGCAAGAGAAGTAGCAGTACCAGAGGTTAGAGAGATCGCTAGCCGTAACGTACCCGCTAAGTTCCGTAACGGCGCAACCGTTAAAGCTGTACCGTCACGCAACTATGTGTACATCACCGCAACTAAATCACGTGCAGGTAAGGTAGTAGGCTTACTAAACTGGGGCGGTAAGGTAAAGAGTCCGATCTTGCCACGTAAAGGCAGATCCCTAATCATTAACGGCAGGCACGTTAAATCTGTTAAAACAGTCCGTGTATATACGGCTAAAGGTTTCCTAGAGCAGGCAGCTACCCAACTTAAAGAACCTTTTACCGAGGCGTTACATAAAGAACTGAGTCGTGAAATGAAAGTAGTGATCGAGCGGTAAAGATGCTAAACGAGCTAGTAGATAAATTTATTGCCGTGATCGATAACATCACCGTAGATACGGCGGTAGTTCCGGTATATAAATATAAGCTGAAGGATCTTACACGCCGGAGCATATTTGTAAGACCACCCGATCCCGAACGCGTCGAAGCCGATTACCCTGAAGATCAGCTAGGTTCACGTACTTTTAGAATCACTATCGAGTTCCAGATTAGTACAGAGGTGATAGATGAAGTAGCTGATACTGTTTGGCTTGTTGATTGTCTCGAAGCGGTGATCGATGCGGTAGATGGATCGACACGCCTTGATGATGTTAGGGTAACTGATGTTAAGCCGGTACGGTCAAAGATCGAATACGACGAATTAGATAACGGACAGGCAAGACTTTTATATAACTGTGAACTCGATATCTTGGCATTTAAACCGAATGCCTAGATAGCATTCACCACGTAGAAAAGGTATTATTTAGGCATGTCAGAAACACCAGCAAAATCTAAAACCGTGAAAGCACTTTTGTTTGTTTTTGCAGGCGCACCATTTACACCACACAACGTGGTAGGCGTTGCCGGTGAATGGTTTCCTTTTATCCCGCAACCTGTAGGTGGACGTGACCAAGTAGATCTAGTAACCGCAGGTATCATTGCAGAGAACCCCGAACTACCATTCCAGCTTGTTGATATCAGTAGCGACCTTGCCGATAAGATCGATGCATGTAACATCCCACGCGGCGCGACACTAGAGCAGGTAGCGAACCGCTCAGACCAGCTCAGAGCATTACAGACACACAAAGAAATCAAAGAACTAACCAAAAAATACGGTGAGGGTGAGAGTAACTAATGTCAGCTAACTACGTAGAACTATCGTTTGAAACGTCTGTAGCAAAAGAGTCAAACTATAGCGGAATGACTTTTAGCACAAAGAAAATCTTTGTACCCGCTCAAGATTTTAGTTTGCAAGATAACCCGAACCCGATGGAACGCGACGATGAGATGCGCGGCATAAACGATTCTATGAGCGTTCTTAAAGAAAAGTTTAACCCGAGTTGGGAACTAACAACCCGTCTATATCCTGACCTTGCAGGCTTCTTTTTTAAATGGCTTTTCGGTACACCTACCACTACCGCAGGCGATGGCATCATCACAGATCTTGGATCGGTTGTAATACCTGTAGGTTGTTACCGTCACCGTTTCGCAGCCCCTTTTAGTACACCGTCCGGCAACTTTCCTTACACCTGTAGGGCACGTATCGGCTACGTCGATCAGACCGCTTACCGTACCGCTTACGGTCTAGGTGTAGAGAAGGTATCTATTAGCACGCCTGATAGTGGCGGTTGCATCATTAAACTATCAGGTAGAGCAACCTATCTAGAAGCCCCTAGCGGTAGCTCACACGGTTTAACGCCTTCTTATGAGGCATCTAGTGTTAGACCTTTTGAACGCTCTAACCTGACGTTACCTGCTTGGCTATCTGGCAGCGCAACCCATGAGAACCTAGATGTTGAATGCGATCGACCTCTTAACGTTGGCCACACACTAGGCGGCGGCTCTAAATATCCTGACACGGTAGAAAAAGGCGATATGCATCATGTTATTACAGGTACACTCGATCAACGGTATATAGATAATGATGACCTAACCGCGTTGATTAACGCTACCGGTTTCGCTGGCGGTCTATCATGGGCTAACGATACCGTGATCGCTTCCGGTTATCCTTACAAGGTGAACATGCAGATGCCTAACGTCCAGTATGTAGGCGGCTCAACTGATCCTGTAAGTAACAAGAATCGTCACGGCGCGAAGTTTAATTGGAAAGCTACATACGATAGTTCGGCTAGCGCAACTCTTGAAGTAGTTAACGCTACAACCTCTTACGCCTAAAATAGTTTTCTGTTATAGTTTGGCTCTATGAGTTGGCTAGAAACTAAAGAACTTACACTACCTTCAGGTAAAACCGTTACAGTGGCGCATGTTGAAATGACCGCCGCAGTATTAAGAGAAGTACCTAGTTTAACGCTATTAGCAGATTTAGACACCGAAAATCCTGAAAATAATAGTTCAGAACAAGCCGCCGCGATGGCAGACGCTTTTTATTACATTGTGACAAAATCAGTTTTAGCACCTAAGTTTGTTTTAAATGATACTGATGAAGATTTAGATAACGATATTATCTGGATCGGTAGGCTATCTCAAGAAGATATCGACGCGATTATTCAAGAAAACTCACCTGCTGATGAGTTGGAGGCGGCATCTAACGCCGCAACGTTTCAGCATGGGGAGCGAAGCCTCGTCGATAGCGACAGCAGCAGCGATCTACAGGTGCCGCCCGTCTGAAATTATAGGCTACAAACAAGGTAGCCTCGCAGCCTACATTTTTGATATGGAACTAGCCGAGCAGGTAGCGGCGCATCTAGCCGAGCAGGTAGAATAAAAGCAGATGGCTAAGACAACTATAAGCATTTACGGGGACGTTGGAGACCTTAAAAGGTCGATAGCTCAAGGGGAGCAAAGCCTAAACAGTCTTAACAACACAGCCAACCGCGCCATGAAAGGAATCAAGACGGCGGCGGTAGGTGCATTAGGCGCGGCGGGCGTTTACGGCGCAGTCAATCTAGCTAAGGATGCGTTCGCAGAGTACGAAGAGGCGGTAAAGACTTCTAAACAGACCGAGGCGGTACTAAAATCTACCGGTAACGCAGCCAAAACTAGCGCGACCGAGGTAGCTAAGTTAGCTGAGAAGCTGAGTTTTAAAGCCGGTATAGATGATGAAGTCGTACAGTCCGGTTCTAACGTCCTTTTGATGTTCACCAAAATACGTAACGAGACGGGTAAGGGTAACAAGATCTTTGATCGTGCTACAGCCGCCGCTTTAGATATGTCTGTAGCGTTCAAGAAGTCGGTTCCGGCGGCAGCTACACAGTTAGCGAAAGCTCTTAACGATCCGATCAAAGGCACAGCGGCATTAAGTAAAGTCGGTGTCAAGTTTACAGATCAGCAGAAAGAGCAGATCAAAACTTTAGTCGAATCCGGTAAGACTTTAAAAGCTCAGAAAATCATTCTGAAAGAAGTAGAGGAACGCACTAAAGGCAGTGCCGCCGCTCAAGCAACCGCAACCGGTAAAGCTACTGTAGCGATCGATAACATGAAAGAGGCGTTAGGAACTAAGCTAGCACCTGTAGTAGAACGCGCAGCTAACAAGATAGCTGAGCTTGCCCGTCAGATGGTAGAAGGACGCGGCGCGGGTGCTAAGATCACTGCAACATTCAGATCACTTAGCGACGCAGCTAAGACCGTTGCAGGCTGGGTTAAAAGTGTCGCTAACAGATTTTTTAGCGGTAAGGACGCGGGAGAAAAACTCGGTAAAACGTTAGCTGTACTAGTAGGCGGTTTTACGGCGTTAAAGATTATCACCGGTGTAATTACCATGGTAAAGAATCTAAAAACAGCATTCGGTTTACTGAATGACGTAATGAAAAAAAATCCGGTGCTATTTATTGCAGGTGCTCTAATCCTTTTGGTTACTAACTTTGATTTAGTGAAGGGTGCAATTAAAAAAGTGGTTAAAGCCGTTGATGACTGGATGGATAAACACAAAACCTTAACCAAGATTATCGTAGGCTTTTTACTCGTTACACAGCCCATGATCGGTTTAGCGATTCTGGTAGTCAAAAACTTTGGCACGATCAAAAAAGTGGCGAGTGATCTAGCCGACACTATCGGCGGTGCACTAAGTGATGCGTTTTCTACACTTGGAGACGCTATCAGTGACATCTTTGGTTTTGGTAAAGATATCGGTAAAGCAATCTTTGACGGAATCAAGTTTTTTATCGTCAAGATCCCGTCCGAGATTATTAAAGCGGTTAAGCAGGGTGCATCTAAAGCGATCGATGCGGTCAAGTCAATACCTAAAGCAGTAGGCGATAAAGTTTCCGGCGCGGCAGGGGATGTAGCAGACTTCTTAAACCCGTTTGCAGCGGGCGGTAGGGTTGACCGTCCACAGGTCGCAATCGTTGGTGAAGGTAAAAGCCACGAATATGTTATCCCAACCGAGCCACAATACAGAGACAGGGCACGTAAGCTACTAGTAGCCGCCGCACGCGATAACGGGTTCCAGATGCTAGCTAACGGCGGCGTAGTAGGCAAGATCAACAGCCGTTTAGGCAAGATAGCAAACCGGATCGACGCGGCTAAAACACGGTATGACCAGTCAGCAAGACTATTTGACCTATCAGATGAAGAGCTAATAAACGAGGGTACAGACACAACACCACCATCGATAAACCAAAAAATGATGAAGCGGCGGCTAGACGAAATAGCCGAACTATATAAGCAACGCAAACACATTTTCTCGATGCAAAAAACACAGATCAAAACTATTCAACAGATGCAAAAAGTGCTGGCGGCGGCACGGTCACGGGTAGCGGCAATCAAAAAAAGTGTTGTCGATTCAAAACCTAAAGGACAAAAAGCTAAAGACCGCCGGTCAGCACGGTTAGAAAAACTTAACGAGAAACTTAACGCATATGCTGAGCTAGGCGGCGCGTTACCTTCACAGCTAGCGGCGGCACGTAACGAATTTATCGATACAGGTATCGATCTACAGCAACTAAACAAAGAACGTAACGCAGTCAAGGGGACAGAATTACCCGAATGGGAAGCGACAGAAACCGAAGGTACGGCAAGTGAAGAGACAGCGACAGAGACGGGCACGTCAACTACTGATAGCGAAACTAGTACCGGTAGCGATACTACTAGCGACGGTGGTAAAGCAGAAACTGAGCGTGCAGATCTTGAAGCGCAACTTAACCAAAAAACGTTAGAGGTAGCCGCCTTAAATAAATCTAATGCGGTAGCAGAGGCGTACGTGAAGCTGATGGGCGGTAGCGGCGATATAGGTGCAGGCGCGGCAGCCGGCAGCCAAGGCGTGAATGTAACAATTAACAGCCTAGTAGCATCCGATAAAAGCACTGTAGATAAGTTACAGACAGCGTTAGCGGATGCGCTGGCAGCTACTACTAGCCGTAGACATGTACGGGCATCGGTAGGATTATAGGATGATTCTAAACCTAGTAGCACCAAAAACAGGCGCGACCGTAGACCTCAGAGACGGCAGTAACTATAGCCTGCTAGGCGAGTCAACTTTTCAGCTACCAAAAAACGAGGCGGGTTTCAGTAGCCAAGTATCAGATATTCAGTCACCGCCACGACTAACAAGCCTTAACGGACAACGGCAAGATAGCCTAGTAGTACGTGTGTACGGTACATCTAAAACTGATCTATCTGATAACCTCAAAGCGTTAAAAGCGGTAGTAGATGAAATCAACCTGTACGGCAGCGGTAGCCTATCCTACATCGCGACAGGCGGGACAGCTACCCAAACCTTGGAGATCTCCGGCGCGAGCTACGAAATAACACAGTGGGGCGAAAGAGCTGAAACCCGTGACGTAGCAACCGTAACGATCACCTTACAGACAGGTGAGGCATGGGAAGGCGCAGGATCACTTTACAGCAACCTACTGTTAAACACAACAGACGACGAAGTAACTGTTACCGGTACGGCAGTTAACGCTACCGAGCTTTACACATCGGAGGCGATGGGCGGTCAAGCCGTCTTAATGAACGGTATCGAGATCACCGGCGGTGCAGGCACTATAACGGTAGACGCAGGCGACGCAGGGTTAATGAATGCCTACACTAACTGGCGGCAACTAGTGTTGATTCGTGGCAGCGTGTCTAACAACGGGACAGACACACTAACTTTACATCTCACCTCAACCGTCGAGGTCAGAATAACTAAAACAGCAGGCGTTACAACCGCACAATTCTTTGACACCGGCACAGCAATAACCGGCAGTAACTCCGCTGTAACTAGCGGCGGTGATTGGCTTGAAGGCTGGGTAGTCATGGGATGCCAAAACGGGCTATATTACGCAGGTTGTATGGATGATGACTACATCGGATCACAGCCGTTATTTGACCATAGTACCTACAGGATGATCCCTTACGGTAACGGCAACTATATAAGCTACGCCCGTGAGAGCGAAGATCTAGACGCTCAAACCTTCTTACACAAAATTAGTCACACCGCCGCTACCGGTAGCGTCCACGTTGCTTGTTGGCGACTAGAGTTACACACCTCTACAGCACAGTTACTAAACCTTGCTAGTGTCGGTGGCGTTAACCCTGTACCGGAGGGTACACACCCGTTAAAGCTATCACCACTACTAGGACTAATGGACACCGGCAGCAAGGTTATCGGTGGTGACATGCAACCTAAATTGATGGTACGGGCAATCGGTCACGGATCAAGCTACCAGCAGCCACAATATGCAGCGATAGCGGTAGATCAAGTAGTAGAAAACCCTAACTTGTTAATCGAGTTTACCCCTGATGAACTCATTGTGAGCGACACAGGCGAATCAATATGGGCTACCGGTATCGCTTTATCTAACGTAAGTACCTACACTTTTGAGCTAAACCTACCCGCCGCCACTGATGACCAGCTATCTTTCAGGTGTCGGACGCTAGTACCTACAGGATTCGGGACAGCTACAAACTATTATCTAGAAGTCTCAATCGATTCAGACGGGACAGGCTTTGATGTAATAAGAGAAGACACGGTAGCTATAGCCGCCGTTGACACATGGCAAGAAATCACGGTAGACCTTACAACCGACACGCCACTATTTAACCCTGACCTACGCCGTATAGGATGGCATAAACTCAAAGTTACCTTATCGACAGTATCGGGGACAGCGACAGTTCTACTTGCCGAACCGTCGTTTAGCTACGGTAGAGCAGTCGACCAAGTAGCAGACTACAAACGCGCGGTTAGAAGGATCGGCGGCTGTATACCACTCGGTGCAGTACCAGCAACCTACCGAGTAGAAGCGGATGATGAAAACATTACCGAAACCGGCAGCGTCAACAACTATAACTACTGGTCAGCAGGTGCTAGCACCTCCGGCGCAGCATTCAGTTCACTGTCAATAACGCAACCGATTGACACAGGTACGCTCAGACCAGACCAGTTCACTAATGCCGACAGCATAAGCATCGCGGTTTATGCGCGCCTAATAGTGCAAGAAGATCTAGTAGACGCTACCGCCTGTTTAAGTTTTACAACAGAGGAAGACAACTTCGAGGCACGCGGCTACACGTTAGAGCACGGTAGCGCAGGTAGATCACTAGCTATACCGTCACCAACTACCGGCAACCGCTATAAGCTCTACAAGTTAGGTACATTGCAACTACCACACGACACAATCTGTAAGGTGAAACTCGATCTTGGTTTCGGTGCATCATCTAGCGGCGCTTACGGGGTAGATTACCTTTGGTACGCGCCGGAACGGTCAAGTATCCAGATGCCCACAGGTAAAAGCATTGACGGTTACACAACGTTCCTACCAGACATACCAGAGGCGACCGTAACAGATATAGTAGAAAAGCAGCGGTGGATATTAGCCGATCAAGTCACCGGTAGACGGCGTAGCGTCGGTGGTGTAGGAACATTCCCAAGACTTGAGGCGGGCGGTAACATGGTGTACGCGGCTTTGGCTTCTAATTTGATACCTGACGATCCAGACACTAGCCTAGACACCGACGATAATTCTATTACAACTAAACTAGATTGGCGATTTGAGTTAACCGAACGCTGGCAGCTAGTACGAGGCGATTAGCGTGCTTACCGCTAACGCTAAAATAGGTGGAAGCTGGCAGCCACTCAACCCGTCGATATATACCGTAGAGCAACTCAAGGCAGGTGAGCACGGCTGCTTAGAGGCGACCGTAAAAGCGGTTTTAGGATTAACTCAAGCCGCCGCTATCTGGCAGCCGTTTACAGAACTTGAGATAGTAGACGGCGGTAGCGTTATCTGGTCTGGACGTTTAGCCGATAACGGGTTACGTGGTAACGAAATAGAAAGCGATCTAACCTTTGAGGGCTGGCAATCGCACCTTGACGATCACGTCATACGCCGTAGTTATGTACACAGCCGTTTAACAGATTGGCAAGACCTAAGAAGCGGAAGGTACGCTAACCTAGCACGACTAACAACAGCAGGCGCGGTAGCGGTAGCCGATACAGCAATCGTTGTAGGTTTCTCTGATAACAGTTACGTGGCAGCGAACGCCGCCGCCGGAGTTTGGCTAGACCTAGGCGACCGCGGCGCTAAAAGAGTAGTCCTAAATTATGAGATACCGGCGTGCGTTGGTACATCGGGATGGGACACCGTAGGGCAGTATGTCGTTAGAGGAACTAACGAACTCGATGTTACAACAGCCACAGACTACCAAGACATCATCACCTTAAACACGTCACACAGCGACCAAGCCGCTACAACCGCCGCGACGTTCACGACACCTTACCGGTACGTCGCATTACTGGCAATCAATCCGACAGGCACCGCATTAACAGCAGTAACACAGTCAGCTATCAAAGTAATAGAACTAGCCGTATATCAACAAACAGCGTACGAATCAGGTAACACTAGCGCGTTAACAGCAAGCGATGTTATAACAGACATAGCCGCTAACGCCACATATAAGCTATCTGAAAGCATCGCAGGCATTGAGGCTACAACCTATAACATTACGCACCTTTCGGCTGTCAGTGAGGCGCGTACACCACGGGAACTTATAGAGACAGTTAACAGCTACCATGAACAGCCTTACCGAGTTAACGTGTTTAAAGAACTCGAATTTTATTCGCAACCACTAAACCCAAAGTTTGAGTACTCAGGTAGCCTCGCAGGTGTTGACTGGTCAACCTTTGTAGCGGCGGCAGGTACGTACAGTCAGATAAGGGTAGAGGGTAAAGATAGTTACGGCGGCGCGTTAAGCTACGTGTATACAGATCGTGAACTACAGCAGCTACTCTACACGGCAGTATCAGCACCGGCGGTAAGCAACCCTTCCTTTACAACAAACCTTACTGGCTGGACACAGGTAGGATCACCTACAGCGACGTTCACCCGTGATACGGTTGTTTACCGTAGTTCACCCGCGTCGGCTAAGCTAACAGATACAGCATGGGCGGCTAGTCCGTTCACAGTAGTTACGAACCTTACCGGTAACGCGGTAAGAGGTAGACGCTATCAAGCGCGCCTATATTGCAAGAGTAGCTACAGTTCTAATAGCTGGGTAACAGTTAGAGTTGTAAGCGGCGGCGGAGATATTATTGAGCAAGTAACAGAATTGAACACCGGCTGGACAGAGGCGGCGTGTGACTTCACCGTCACTAGCGACACGACGGTAAGCCTCGAAGTCGAATTTTTTACCTCAGCATCCGTCGGCAGCGGTAGCCCGACATTCTACCTAGACGACGTAGCAATTTACAGACTAGCCGGAACACCGTTTACAGATAACGATTTTGTACGCGAGTTCGTCTTAAAAGTAGATGCTGTATTAACGCCTGCTATAGCCGAACAGCTAGCGGCTAGTTACCTTAGACAGTACACATTTAGCCGCCTCTCAGGTGTTTTAACTGTCTCTGATCCTGAAACGTTACGCGCGATCGGTGGCGGTCAAGCATCTATGACACAGGTAGATAACTACCCGACACAACTTGTAAGGCTAGTAGGTGTAACGCACCCTGTTACGGGTGAACAAGGCGTAGACGTACTAATCTCAGAGGCAACCTACAGCAACAACGTTTTAACCTTAACTTTCGGCAATAACGATAGGCGTTTCGATGCGCTAATAACTCGTTATATTAACGCCGCGAGTTAACCTAGAATCTCCTTATGGGTATAGAACAAGATGATGATAGCCCCGAGAGGCTCATAATCGCTGTATACGAGCGATTAACAGAACAACACATACACCTACTTTACAAAACGATTAAGTGGGGGATAGTCGCTTTTACGGTTATAGCTGTAAGTGTTATAGTGGCATTTATGCCCGCGAGTTAAGCTATAATTATTGCCGTGGCGATAGTAAGCAGTTACAAAGACGTAATCAGAAATCTTAAAGTAGAACCGCCACTAAGTCTGTCAGAAATAATAACGTCTGAAGAGGTAGACCGGATAGCCGACGCACTACAAAACGACTACAAACGCGCCGCCGTAGTCATCTACAACCTAGACCAGTGCGTCAACCGTATTATCGCGACACACAACGCAATAATAAATCTACTCTTACCCGCCGCTCTAGCCACAATCACGTTATCTGTAACAGTAGCCACAATCGTTAGCCGGTTGATACATTAGAATCTGGTTATGAAGTTTATTATCGACACGTCAGACCTTAAGAAACGTCAGATACTCGCACGCAAAGTTTCACCTAACTGGGTGACACCACACTTTCACCGCCGCGAGTTCGACTGCAAAGACGGGACAGGCTACGTTAAAGGCTTAATGACTCACGGTGAGCTAGTGAGAAGTAACGGCAGGTGGCGACCACTTTCACGACGTGTAGCAGTACGCCGCCGTAGAGGCTTAGCGTTACGACTAGAGACCGTTAGAGCGAAGCTAGGTGTACCGATCTATATAACGTCTGCTTACCGCACGCCCGCCTATAACGAAATCGTAGGCGGCGAAACCGGTAGCGCACACATAAACGGTTACGCAGGCGATGTAAGATCTAAGAAACCTCTAAACGAATTGAGGGAAGCGATGGATTCTAGTTTCGAAGGCGGCATAGGGTACTATCCGTCACTAAACTTTGTTCACGGTGATTACGATCCCAAACTAGGTAAACGCTACTGGTCAGAAAACTAAAATGAGAATCTTTCTTAACAAGTTCAAAAACGATCAGACCTTCTTTCTAAGTTGTCTTATCACAATCGCAGTTTTAACACAAAAAATTGTGAGCGGTGAAACAGTCAGCGAAACAGACTTCGCACCGCTACTAGTAGGCGCATCCTCACCGGCAGTAAGAGCAAAAAAATCTCAAGCAAGAGCCACAAAAAAAGCTAGCTTCCTTGACACCGACGCTGAAATCTAGCCGCTAGCTACCGTACCTTTAAACGTTTTCGTTAAGTGATACCGGTGACAATACGGGCAACGATAAACCCTAAGCTTAACCTGCTCTGCTCTAACAAGCGCATCATCCAACGTATCAAACTTTACCTTACTCTTACACACCTTCTTACGCCGCTTAGACATCTATCTACAAACCTAGCTAACTAGTCCTTAACAGGCATAAGAAGGTGCGTAAGATCCTTACTATCTATCCTAATTGGCGATAAGGGTTCTGTAGTGCTGATCGTGAAGTACGGGCTAGGTGTCTTTATCATCACCCCTATTAGCCGGTTACGGTCTACCCACACAGGTTTGTCACATTCGGGAAGTATCTTTTCTAGGTTGATGTTGTCGTCTTTTAAGCCTCGTAATGTCTCTAACAGATTTTTTTTCTGGGCTATACGCCCATGAAGACACGGGTTATTATTTAGTAACTCTTGAAAGATGCCACGAAAGTTTTCTTTCTCACGTTCTTGTTCCTCACTAATATCAGGTTGCATGAACGTTAAGGCGGTTTCACTACCTGCTTTTACAGCATCACCCGATTTTTTTGCCGCTGATAAGAAGGTTTTTAGATCTAACAGCATTAGTATCGGTTCGGTTCTCGCGCCTCTATATAGCTTCAGCTGTGATAGTTGAACGGCATCGGTGCCGGTAACAAGGATGTCATTGCCTTTAGCCTCAAAAAGTAGACTTGAAGTAATAGGTGTAAAGCCGAATTCGTTAACGCTTGGGCAGATATATCGTTTAATTTTGTAGACTTCTGCACCCGTTAGCTGTACTTTACTTAGGGTTGTCTCGTATATCATTGCTTGTTATCTCCTATGGTTTTGACCGTTTCACGTGAAACGGTTGAGGTTATTAGTTTAGGCACTGTCCGGCGCGGTCTTTCGCATCTAACGCCTTTTGAAGATTTACGGTAAACCGGTAGCTAAAACTGAGTAAATAAGCTAGCCGTTCTCTATTGTCTACTGTAAGTTCTTTCAGTCGCTTAGCAAGTAGTAGCATGGTTTCTCTGCACCGTCGATGCCCTTCATGCCACTGTTCGAGATTTGAGCTATCCTCTAACGCCGCAGGTACAAGACAGGAAACCTCGATCCCGCGAAAAGTTACCTCACTAATCGCAATAAGTTCCCACGCCGTCCAGTCAGCAAGAAGCGAATAATTCCAGTCTGATAACTCACCGTTCAAAATCATATTCTTAATCATGTTTACAGCGTCGCGATGTTGAAGACCACTAAGAAACGCTTTAAAGGTGTCCAGAGACACGCCGCCTTGAGTTCCATTATTTTCTATCATTAAAAATTCCTTTGAGTTTAAGCCTTAATAAAACCGTGTGTTCTAAGATATCGGGCAGGTCGTCTGTTATTCGTTTTCTTATGTCGGGGTCGTCTAACTGATCGGCAGCTACAACTAGCCAAGCTACTATATCTGCAATCTCTTCAAAGACTTCAGCCGCGAAGTCGGTAGTAATAGTGCCACGATTAGCCGCGTCTCTACCTGCCGCTAGCCGCGTCTCTACCATCACAGCAGCCGCCCCAAGCTCAATTGATAGCAACCCTAGGTTACGGCTGTCAATTTGGTGTGATAGTTGCCAAGTATTTAAGAGATTATCTGTAGCCTCATACAGGCTTGCGGTCTTCACAGGCGTATCAGCTAGCTTTCTACCACCTCTACCCGCCGCCCTATACCTCTTACACGCCTCAAAAAACAACATTAGTCCACCTGTCCTTTGGTTTGATAATTAGACGCAACTTCATTAACAAGCTCTTTAGCCGCCCGTTTGGCTTGTTGTTTGTTGTCAGTAAGATAGACGGTTTTAACGGCTTTGTTTGCACGGTAAGTCGAATAAAAATCGTCGATACTACCAAACAGATCATCATGTTTTATCTGTACCTCGATCTCTACATACGTACCTTTAGGGCATTTTTTTAAACGATCATCAAGTTCGTGGTTTTGACTGCTTGGCTTGTTTTCACTAGCCAACACCTCTTACTATAACACAGAACTATTATAGGTGTCAAGAAGGTTCACAGTTTAATGCCCTCATAATTAAAAAGCGTTACAGTAGACGGCTCTATAAAACACACATCCTGCATAAGGGCAAGTCTCCAGTAGTCAGCTAACGCGAGCAGTAGATCCCGACGACTCAACCCCATACCCTTTACAAAAACCGGTAGATAAAGCTTTCTAGTTTTAGCTCTTGCCACAGTCGGATCACCCCCAAGCTGAGGGCAGTAACGGTAAGCTATCGCGTGGGGAATCCCCATCCTAGTACACATCTGTTTTATCCCAAAAAAATATAGGTACGCGGGTAGCTTTGCCGTCACATTACGCCATCGTTTTAAATCGGTACCGTCAAGCGCAAGGGTAGTTTTTAATTCTTTCTCTACCTTCCAAGCTAAAATAACGCCGTAATCACCATAACACGGCGTGTTTAACCGTCTCATACGATCAACAACTGTTGGATGCCGACCGAGTAGATAACCGATCTGAGCTCTAGATACCCCGAGCTTATTAAGATCAGACAAAAACTGTTGGTGAGCAGGTAGCGGTTTCCCGTCAACCTCTAGCCGCTTACCTCTAGCTACCATGACCTTAACTTATTAGTCATTTTAAAATACCTATAAGCTAACTCTTCAGGGCTCACTTCCTCATCCGTCCGAATCGATATCGGATAAAATCCGTGTCCTTGTTTTATTGTCTCCTTTGCTCTCAGTAACAGTTTTTTGTCTGACATTAGCCGTAGCCTTAGCGGCAACTTTATATTCAATTGAAGTACCTTACGTAGTGCTGGCGGGATGTAGTCTAACTCATCTTCTATTAGCAAAAGCAAGAGCTTTTCTCTGAATTTGGTCATATACAGCTTTAAAGTGTTATCTGTTTTAGCCGCCTTCATTAGTTCACCTTTCATTTTTTCCATTTCAAACGTTTGATCGGATGTTTCTGTTTATAAATAGCACCACGTTTTTTGAGCCTAGCTTTTCTAATACCTTTATTCAAAAGCCGCGCAATTTCTCTGATCTGCTTTTTATACCTCCGATTATTAGAGGCAAGCACCTTAAAAGACTCGGTAAGCTGATCAACAAGGCTAACTAGCTCAATATGTCGTTTAGGTGTTTTATCGTTCATTGGTTTCAGCTTTTGAATAGTCTGATTCTTTACCAAAATA